AGCAGGCATATCAGTAAAATCAATGTTTGCAGAGTTCTGTGTTGCACCACTTGCAGCAGCATCAAACGCAGCCGTCTGACGAGCATACGAACCACCGGATACCTCAGTACCAGCAGTACCGGTATCATCCTCAGCAACAGTCATAAGCGCAACCTTAACTGATGAAGGTGCGGTATACGATGTTGTACCGAGGAAGTGATCAAGAAGCTTGTTCTCAAGAAAATTGCTTAAGTTACCAGCCATTAGTTATTCTCCTTATAGTAATCTTCCAACTCCAATTGTGTTGGAATTCTAAAATTGTCTAAGCCGAGCAGATGATCTGCTTCCTGCTCATCAATTTCATAAATTCTTTTATCTCTGGTAAATCTAACACCGCTCTTTGTAGAGTATGCTGAACCAACAGAGAAATAAACGAACTTTTTACCCGCCGAAGGCTGGGCGATTGTTTTCTCTGGCACAGGAGACTTCTCAGCTTTTACAGGAGCACTATCGGCTTCCTTAGGAGCAGCCTTCTTAGCCGTTGTTTTTTTAGCCGGTGCCTTCTTCTCAGCTGCTTTCTTAGCAGGAGCCTTAGTAGGCTCAGGAAGGTCAGACGACTTTACTACATTCTCACTCATAGAAACAATAATACCATAAGTATCATTATAAAACAGAAAAGGTGGGGGATAATTCCCCCACCAATTCTATTAGGAATGTAACTATAACAGTCCTAAGATTTAATCATGAACGAAGCTTGACGTTCTTAGCGATTACGTAGCTGTCAGCATTTTCAATGTTAGCAGCAACACGCATGTACTGGGTGTACTCAATCGTGTCAGTCTTCGGCTGGAACTGGCGGTAGACCGTGATGTCACGATGCAAACCAACAACGCGGTTGTTCGGGAAGGTAAGTTCCACATAACCGTGTGAACCAGTTGCGCCTGAGTAGTCGCCTGACTCTGCTTCTGGCATCAAAGGCACTTCAACGAGGCCGATACCAAAAGGTGCAAGACCAGTTGCACCAGCACCACCGTTTGCACGCATTGCGCCGTTCAAGAAGGCGAGATCGCCAGTCGTTGAGCCGGGGCTTGGTGCGCCAGCGGTTGCCTCAGTTGCCGAGTTCGGGTTCTGAAGCGAGTAGATTGCGTCTTGGACAACGCCCGGGCCAGTGAAGAAACGAAGTTCGTTACGACGCTGGAGGTACTTGCTAGGAAGGTTACGAAGAACACGGTCGAAAACCGAACGTGAAACATTGTCACCAGCCTCGTCAACCGTTGTACCGGAAGCGAGAGCAAGCTTAACAAAGCCGTCAAGGGCTTTGAGCAGGGTGTTGCTTGACGAGGTGTTGCCGTTGATAAGAAGGTCATCAAGATCGTTAGCGGTCTGGCGAGCCATGACCTGAGCAAGATGATCCTCAAGTGAGGCACCCTCAATATTGTCCTCAAGGGACTCTGTTGAGATCTCCCAATCAAGACGAAGCTTGACGCTGGAGAGTGAAACCTTTGAGAAGGTTACTGCTGCGTTGGAACCATCATCGGTTGCCTCCGTAGCCTTACGCATAATGCGCGTACCAACCGAAAGCTTGTCGATATCCATGCTTGACGCACGCATACGGACAACACGGCTGTTTTGCATAAGAACAGACTGATCGACCACAAAATCGAGGAAACGATTCGACTGTTCAGCATTGAGAAGACCGCCCGAAGCGCCACCCACAACAGAGGTGGTGACTTCATTAGCCTTTGCTAGAATTTCTTCTTGAGTTGCCATTTTATATATTCCTCCTAATCACGACTCATAGCCCAGAGCCTTGACTAGCTCTTGTGGCAAATACATGTTGTTCCAGAAAGAAGGAGCTGACTTGCGGATTGTATCCTCGTCGCCCTCATCTTCATCGCCGTCTGGATCGACGCTTTTCTTAACTGCACCGGCAGCGGCAAAAGCCTCTACCTTTTCAGTCTGCTCAGCAAGTGTAGCTTCGGCTGAAGCAAGCTTCTGCTCTAGCTCTTCACGCTGTGCGTCTGCACTCTTGGTGACCTCTTCGATCTTAGCATCCATTGAAGCCTCAACCTCTTCCTTAAACGAAGCGGCGAAGTCAGTGAACTTCTGATCAATGACCGAACCAAGAGCATCTTTCAAGATATCAATATCCATTTGATCCTCCATTTGATCTGTATCCGCCTCAACCTCAGATTCAGTTGAAGCTTCTTCAATTTCGACAGACTTTTGTACGTCTGACTCTTCCTCAACTGTTAGCCAGTTGACGAATCGCTTTAACAAAGAAAGTTTCTCTTCAGCAGACGTATCCATCTCTGATACCTTAGCATAATTTTCATCATTATGCAAAGACTTCTCAACGTCTTCCAAAGTTGTACCTTCCTCATTAAGAACTTGTTCCAAAATATCTTCCATTTCAGTGAACTCCTTAATAATATCATCATTACATGTCCCGCATCCGCAAGAACACGAAATTTCTTTTTCTAAGTCTGTATCGTCATCAAATTTGCGTGTGCAGTTATCTAGTTGACGAACTTTTGATCTTGCCCAGACCCAACCCGGAGTACCACCCCAAAGGTTCCAAGCAATCCTTCCATTAGACGGATAGCCTTTATCACCCGGATCGGCACCTGTTGCTCTTAAGTCAACAGCGTGTCTTGGGAAATATCTTGCTACCTTTCTAACGAACTCTGGAGAAACAGTACCGCCTTGAGCCAGCCTTCTAGCTGATCCCATACCGACACTCGTTCCTCCACGACCATGCTCTTTTCTTTGATCCAACCCAACCTGAGCCATTCTTTGAACGGACTTAGGGATAGTTAGATTAATATCATTGCAATCAATTTTTAAAATGTAATCAAGTTGTTCAGCAGTATCAAACTTGACAATATCAATAACAGCAGCTGGATTTGCAGGATTATCTACAAGACTCAACTCACCGAGTTCATATTTCTTAATTACATTAACAGGACGACCACGGAACATCTTTTCTGCATCAATCTGCTTGTCAAGGATTTTACCCCCAACAGAAAATGATCGAAGTGTGCCGTCAAGAACTTTTTCCCAAGTGTCCTGAGCGCCCTTAGAAATATACGCTTCTACTTGCATTGCATTGTAGTCTTCACCATTAGCCCCTTTTACCTTAACAGGCTTGTAACTAATAGCTTTACCTACAGCGATTGGAGCGTGCATCTCACGGATGTTCCCGGTCCAATTTTTAAATGCTTCGATAGAAGCTTCGAACTCAATAAGATCTCCAGCCTTATCAATATTATCAGCAGTTGCAATGCCGACAACAATGCGCTCTTCCCGCTTAATCATATCGATGGGGAAGGAAAGGTTTAAATCTTCCATAGTAAATATAGGATACCACAAAAATATTTATTTTGTATAAACTAAATACCCATCCATTGAAGGACATCTCTATCCGAAGAGGCGGTAGGTGTTGATGGTCCAGTATCAGATACAAAATATTGAATATCACCATTGTTATCTTTATAGAAAAGATAACCGTCGTTATAGTTTATAGCAAGCTCACCATGTTCCAAGCTAGATGGGCTACTAGAAGACGTACCTGAATTTTTTAACTTTATGGTGTTAGCCACCTAGTCCCCCTTAGAATGTTCCCCCATCAAAGGTGACACCATCAATAGATCCACCAGTAATTGTAACACTACTTGAAGCCTGCGTAGCCATCGTACCCAAACCAAGAGTGGTTCGTGCAGTTGTTGCATCAGCATCATCAATCAATGACCTACCAAACGAGGTCAAAGTTGCAACAGAAGCAGTATCCGCTGCTGTAAAATAAATCATCCTGTCAGCAGCAGTTGTTAGAGAAGCAATTGAATCTAGACCTGCATCATATGCTTGAACGTGAGTACCAATTGCAAGACCAAGATTATTTCTGGCATTGATCGCAGTAGTTGCTCCAGTACCACCATAAGCAACCGCTACAGCAGTACCTTGCCATACACCTGTTGCAATTGTACCAACAGTTGTAAGACTTGAAGTCGTAATACCAGAACCAAGACCGCCACTATCAAGAACCTTTGTTCCACCAATTCGATATTCTTTATTAGAATCAATATCGATGTGCTCAGAAGATGTCCAAGAGTCAGTGGCATTCAACCAGTTGAAAGTATGATTGCTTGTACCAAGAAGCGTAATACCACCACCATCAGCAGAAGCGTCTGAGGGGCTAGCGACATTAGCAAGGACAATGTTTTTATCTTCAACATTAAGAGTTGCTGCATCAATTGTAACAGTTGCGCCACTGACAGTAAGGTCTCCAGTTACAGTAAGATTGCGACCAACAGTCAAGTCTTGGACAACAGAAACATCGTCCGGCAAACTAAGAGTTACCGCACCAGTTGAAGCGCTAGCAGAGATCTTACCAGTAGTTCCACTAATCGATGTGACACCAGAGTTTGTAATAGTGGCAGTAGACCCTTCACCAGCAGTGTGAGC